ATTATTAGAATCTCAGAAACATGGTTTCTTGCATCAAATAGTAGAAGTTAATAAAGCAATTGAAGATTATAAAACAAAACTACAAGAAGAATATGGACCAATTAATATTAATTTAGAAGATGGTTCTTATACTGAGATTGAAGAAGAGATTAAAAAAACAGAATAATGGACTCAGTAATTAGAAAGATAAGTATAGGGTCTGATTATAAGAATGAGGCAATGCATTATTCTATTGGACAACAAGTATATGGAGGTCATGAGATAACTTATATTAAGTTAGATGAAAATTCTTCATATAGTATATACATAAAAAAAGGAGATGAAATAATGCCTTGGAAAACTTTTAATTCCAATATGGCAATTTCTATAGAATATGATCTAGAATACTAATGAAAAGTGTACTTAGTTTTATTGTAAAACCAATAGGTGAAAGATACAATAACAAAATAAAAATAGACGGTAAAGATCTTATAATAAATACTAAAATAGAAAGTTTTAAATCTGTAAATAATTTAGCTGAGGTTGTTTCAATTCCATTAGCTTATTCTACTGATATTAAAGTTGGAGATTTAGTAATTATACATCATAATGTTTTTAGAAGATTTTATGATATAAGAGGTAAACAGAAAAATAGTAGAGCATTCTTTATAGATAATCTTTATTTCTGTGACATAGATCAAATTTATTTATATAAAAACAATGACAGTGATAGGTGGAAGTCATTTGGTGACAGATGCTTTATAAAACCACTTAAAAATATTGATCATCTAAAGCTCGATAAAGAACAAAGTCTTATTGGTATATTAAAATATGGAAATAGTTCATTAGAAGCGCTTAAAATAAACGAGGGAGACCTTGTTGGATATACCCCATTTGGGGAATTTGACTTTATAGTAGAAGGTCAAAGACTTTATTGTATGAAATCTAATGATATTGTAATTAAATATGAATATAAAGGAGACGAAACAGAACATGACCCAACATGGGCAAAATAATTGGATTGTTTATAGACATATTAGGTTAGATAAAAATATACCATTTTATATTGGTATAGGCAAAGACATTAATAGACCATACAATAAAAAAGATAGATCCAATTTTTGGAAAAATATAATTAATAAAACAGAATACGCCATAGAAATTCTTTTTGATAATTTGGAAAAAGAACAAGCAATAAAAAAAGAAATAGAGTTTATAAAATTATACGGTAGAATAGACCTTAAAAATGGATCACTTTGCAATATGACCTGTGGAGGAGAAGGAACTGGCGTGCTAAATGAAAGTTTAGAATTTTTAAGAAGGTCAAAAATAAAAGAAACTTTAACAGGTAGAAAAGCGTCAGAAGAATCAAAAATAAAAAACTGTTTAAGTAAAGCAAATAGGATGCCAGTAATAATTAATAATATTGAATATCCTTCTTTAAGAAAAGCAGCGGCAGCATTTGGAGTACATAAGAATACTATAAAAAAATTATATTATATTAAATAGAATGGATATTAAGGAAACTAAAAAAAATATCATAAACGCTGGACAAAAAGCAGTTGAGGAATTAATCAAGGTAGCTCAAGAAAAGATAGTTGACAGTGGCGATGATATATCTGCGGATAGACTTAAAAATGCTGCTGCAACTAAAAAATTAGCCATATTTGACGCTTTTGAAATTCTAAGTAGAATAGAAGAAGAGGAAAAATTACTAAAAGAAGGTGATAAAGAGATAGAGACAAAAGTATTTAAAGGGTTTGCAGAAGGGAGATCTAAGTAATGTACGAGCAATCACTATACAAAATAGTACCAGATTATATAAAGTCTAGTATTATAAAACAAAACAACCGTCTTAAAAAATGGAAATATGGGTATGATAAAGATCATGATGTGGTTGTTATTAGTAAGACTGGAAAGATTGGTGAAATACTTGAAATCCAAAATTTAAAAATAGCATTACCACTAGAAGAAAATACCTATTCAAGATCTAATACAAAAGAAGAACAATATTGGGAACAAATGGATTTCCCAAAAGAAATAAGTAAAATTAAAAGCACATTTGATTGGAATAAACAATCAGATATTTTTAAAGATCGTTGGTATGATTACATAGATAATGAGTTTAAATATAGAGAAGAGGGTTTATTCTTTTACAATAATGGTAAACCAACTTATATAACAGGTACACATTACATGTATCTTCAATGGAGTAAGATCGATATTGGAGCACCTGATTTTAGAGAATCAAATAGATTATTCTTTATTTTTTGGGAAGCATGTAAGGCAGATACTAGGTGTTACGGAATGTGTTATTTAAAAAATAGACGTTCTGGGTTTTCATTTATGTCGTCTGCTGAATTAGTTAATTTAGCAACAATATCTAGTGATTCAAGATTTGGTATATTATCTAAATCTGGAGCAGATGCTAAAAAGATGTTTACAGATAAAGTAGTACCAATATCAATTAATTATCCTTTCTTTTTTAAACCTATCCAAGATGGTATGGATAGACCAAAAACAGAATTAGCATATAGAATACCTGCTTCTAAATTAACAAGAAGAAAATTAGATAATAATGATTTTGCCATCGACATGGAAGGTCTTGATACAACTATTGACTGGAAGAATACTGGAGATAATAGTTATGATGGTGAAAAATTAAAACTATTAGTACATGATGAAAGTGGTAAATGGGAAAGACCTGATAATATATTAAATAACTGGAGGGTTACAAAAACAACTCTTAGATTAGGTAGTAGAATTATCGGTAAGTGTATGATGGGTTCTACTTCAAATGCTTTAGATAAAGGAGGAGAAAATTTTAAAACTCTTTATCATAATTCTGATGTCACAAAAAGAAACCGTAATGGACAAACTAGTTCAGGATTATATAGTTTGTTTATACCTATGGAGTGGTCCTACGAGGGATTCATTGACACTTATGGGTTACCTGTATTCGATACTCCAGAAAAACCAATTAAAGGTGTAGATGGAAATTGGATTGAATACGGAGTTATAGAACATTGGCAGAACGAAGTCGATGGTTTAAAATCCGACCAAGATGGTTTAAATGAATACTATCGTCAGTTTCCAAGAACAGAACAACATGCTTTTAGAGATGAAACAAAGCAATCTTTATTTAATCTAACTAGAATATACGAACAGATAGATTATAATGAAGATTTAAGAAATACAAGTATAATAACACGTGGAAGTTTTCAATGGGAAAACGGCGTACAGGATACTAGAGTTATATTCTATCCAAATAAAGACGGTAGATTTTTAGTTTCGTGGATTCCACCCTTACATTTGCAAAATCGCATTGTAATTAAAAATGGGATTAAATATCCAGGTAACGAACACTGTGGCGCTTTTGGATGTGACCCTTATGATATATCAGGAACAGTAGATGGCAAAGGATCTAATGGAGCTTTGAGTGGACTTACTAAGTTTTCTATGGAAGAAGTTCCTGCAAATCAATTTTTTTTAGAGTACATCGCAAGACCTCAAACCGCTGAGATATTTTTTGAAGAAGTTTTAATGGCTTGTATATTCTATGGAATGCCTATACTTGCTGAGAATAATAAACCTAGATTATTATTTCATTTTAAAAGAAGAGGTTATAGAGGTTACTCTATGAATAGACCTGATAAAATTTGGAATAAATTATCTATAACAGAAAGAGATATAGGTGGAATACCAAACTCAAGTGAAGATATAAAACAAGCACATGCCGCAGCAATAGAATCTTATATAGAAGATTATGTTGGAATGACAGAAGAAGGATATGGAGACATGTACTTCAATAGAACTCTAAATGATTGGGCAAGATTTAATATAAATGATAGAACTAAATACGATGCTTCTATTAGTTCTGGTTTAGCGATAATGGCATGTAATAAAAACAAGTATACTCCATCAGCTCCAGTCTTTAGACAGATTCATAATTTAGGAATTAAAAAATACGATAATACAGGTTCTTTATCAAAAATACATAAGTAAATGAATATATACACAAATACAAATAGTGCGTTTCCTAGTCAGGTAGTACCTGATGCGGTAAAAGCTTCCGAAGAATACGGATTGCAAGTATCTCGCGCTATAGAACAAGAGTGGTTTGATCAAGGCAGAACTACTGGTAATAGATACTTAACTAATTGGAATAATTTTCACCAATTAAGATTATACGCCAGAGGAGAACAATCAGTACAAAAATACAAAGATGAATTAGCGACTAATGGTGATTTATCTTATCTTAATATAGACTGGAAACCTGTACCTATTATATCTAAATTTGTAGATATAGTTGTTAATGGTATGTCACAAAAGACTTATGATATTAAAGCTTATGCTCAAGATCCTGAGTCTTTAAAAGCAAGAACTTCTTATGCTCAATCAATTCTTAGAGACATGTATTCTCAAGACTTACTTAATAAAGCTAGTCAAATTATAGGAAAAGATTTTGCTGCTTCTCCTTTGCCTCAAGACCAATTACCTGAGACTAAAGAAGAGTTAGACTTACACATGCAGTTATCTTATAAACAATCAATAGAGATTGCTGAAGAAGAAGCTATTAATAACGTACTAGCCGCTAATAAATGGGATTTAATTCGTAGAAGAATAAACTACGATTTAACTGTATTAGGTATAGGTTGCGTTAAAACAAATTTTAATACTAGCGAAGGAATTACAACTGAATATGTAGATCCTGCTTACTTGGTTTATTCGTATACAGAAGATCCAAATTTTGAAGATATATATTATGTTGGAGAAGTTAAAGCAGTTACTATTACAGAATTAAAAAAGCAATTCCCTAATTTATCAGAAGAAGAATTATATAAGATACAACAAATGCCAGGTAATAGACAGTATATTACTGGTTGGGGTAATTATGATGAAAATACAGTTCAAGTATTATATTTTGAATATAAAACATACATGAATCAGGTATTTAAAATAAAGTATGGTGAGAATGGACTTGAGAAAGTTATTGAAAAAACAGACGAATTTAATCCTCCACCAAACGATAATTTTGAAAGAGTTTCAAGAACAATAGAAGTATTATACACAGGTGCTAAAATTCTTGGTACTAACAATATGTTAGAATGGAAATTGTCTGAAAACATGTCAAGACCTTTCGCTGATACTACTAAAGTTGAAATGAACTATGTTATATGCGCTCCTAGAATTTACAAAGGTAGAATTGATTCTACTGTAAATAAAATCACAGGATTTGCAGATATAATTCAGTTAACACATTTGAAATTACAACAAGTATTATCAAGAATGGTGCCTGATGGTGTGTTTGTAGATGTTGATGGTTTAGCAGAGGTTGAT